AAAAGGTATTATGCCGACAGCGACCAGCGCGTCTTTGAGATTGCGTGCCCCGAGTGCGATCACCGCTTCGAGCTTCTGTGGCGGCATATCCAGTGGCCCGAAGGGAAGCCCGAGAAGGCGCACGCGATCTGCCCGAGTAACGGCTGCGTCATCGAGGATCAAGACAAGCCCGCCATCGTCGCCGCTGGCCGCTGGCGTGCGACACGTCCCGAAGTGACCGGCCATCATGGCTACCGGCTCAATGGTTTGGTGAGCCTCTTGCCCGCGATGGCTTGGGGCGTTCTCGCGAGCGAGTGGACGCGCATTGCATCAGACCCACACCGCTTGCGGACGTTTGTGACCACGATCCTCGCCGAGCCGTGATGCGGTCGATGACACAAGCGACGACGAGCTTGCCGCACGCGCGGAGCCGTTCAGTCTCGAAGACATTCCGCCCGACGTGCTGGCGATCACTTGTGGCGTCGACGTGCAAGACGACCGGCTCGAAGTCACAACGGTCGGCTGGTCTAAGATCGGCGATGCGTTCATCCTCGATCACCGCGCGATCTACGGCGCACCGGACACCGACGAAGCGTGGCTCGATCTTGACGAGCATCTTAAAAGCCGGTGGAAGCATCCGCATGGCGGATGGCTCAAGGTGGACGCGGCTTGCATCGACGCGGGCAGCGGCTCGCATTTCGACATCGTGGAACGCTTCGCCCGTGCCCGCACACACCGCAAAGTTTTCGCCATCAAAGGTGTCGCCGGTTTCGGACGGCCAGCGATAAGCCGCAGTCGCACCAAGGAGCGCTTGCTCTTTTTGGCGGGCGTCGATGGCATTAAGACCGGCATCCTGGCGAAGCTCGCCAAGGGCCGCGCGATCAGGTTCAGCGACACGCTTGAGCCGATCTATTTCGAGCAGCTTGTGAGCGAGCGCCGCGTCACTCGCATGAGCCGGGGCAAGCCGGTGGTCCGCCTCGAAGCGATCCCCGGCAGGGAGAACCACGCCTTGGATAGTTTGGTGTATTCGACCGCCGCCCGCGCCGCGCTGACGCTGAACCTCGACACGCGGGAAGCCGAGCTTGCATCGCCGGTCCCGCCGACGCCGAGGTCGCCCTCCGTGGTCAGGTCGGCCTTCATGGAGCGTGGACGGCTCTAAACTGCACTCGCCTAAAGCCCGCATTACTTGACGCCCTCATCATGCTGCGATAAAAGCGCAAAGTACTTGGCGCTTTAACGAGAGGTATGATCAATGGCAGTCGAAACTTGCACAGCATCTGACGTCTGTCGGATTGCTGGAATTAGCCCTAGCAAACTGCGCATGTGGAAATCTCTGTGGCGGGAACGCGGTGTCGACATCTTGCCCACAGGTGATGGTGGCTGGACGCGCTACACGTTCGCCGAAGCCATGCGAATTGCTGTCGTGGCTCAGATAGCCCAACTTCGCGATGCCTCCCGCTATTTCGAAAGTGCAGCTCGTGCGGCGAAAAATATTCAAGGCTACAAGGATGACCTTGCGTTCCTGCTGTTGATCGGAGGACCGGTTAAGGCTGGTGGACTACGTCTGCGGGATGGCTCAGCGCCTTCGATCAATATTTCAGGAGCACTGACGTCCAAGGTCGTCAGGGGTCGTCAGCTTAGCGATGCGCTCCATAAGGCGGGACCTAATCCTGTCATTGTGCTGAACCTCAATGCAATCGAGGACTGCGTAAAGGCGGGCTGGCCCTCTAAATGAGCGTCTTTCACGTCTTACACCGCATATTCCGCCGCCACTTCGAGAGTGCCGGCAACGGCAACGGCGGCGGCGCGCGCTGGCCGATCTCCGTCTCGATGCCATCACCTGCACGCGCTGCACTTGCCGCCGCGCCAATCACCAGGAGCCGTGCCAACTTCCTTATCGGAAATACCGGCATCGCGGAGAGCACCGTCGCCACCTGGGCAAACAGCCTCGTCGGCGACGGGCCGACCGTCCGCTGCGGGCACCCCAACCCGACAACGCGGGACGTCTTAGAGAACAGCGTTTGGCTTCCCGCTTATGACTGCATCGGCATCGACGGCAGCGACCTCACCGCCGTGTTGACGCTGGCGTGCCGCTCCCTGGTCGGCGCGGGAGAGGCCGTCTTGCGGCTTGTCACGACCGACGCGGGCGAGTGTCGCGTTCAGGTTCTCCAACCCGAGCAGCTTGACGCATCGGTCAACCGCGATCTGGACGGCGGCGGGCGCATCATTGCTGGCGTTGAGTTCGACCGCAGCGGACGCATCGTTGCTTATTGGATCAGGCCCAACCCCGACTTCGCCTTCGTCACCGCAGAGGTGCAGCGCATCGACGGTGCCGACATCTGCCATTGTTTTGAAAAACGCTTTCCTGGCCAAGTGAGGGGCCTGTCATGGCTTGCGCCGGTCGCCACACGCATTGTGGAATTGGACGCGCTCGAAGACGCCAGCTTGGTGAAGGCTAAGACCTCGGCGCTTATGTGCGGCTTCATCAAGTCCCTGGACGGCACCGGCACCGCCGCCGCCGATCTTGCTGCCCGTGCAGCCAATGGAACCCGGCGCGCTCACCGAGCTTCCCGTGGGCGCTGACGTGTCCTTCTCGCCGACCTCAGACATGACCGGCCTCGAAGCTTTCACCAAGCATATGGTCCGCAGCATCGCGGCGGGCGTCGGTCTGCCATACGCGCTTTTGAGCGGCGACTACAGCGACAGCAACTATTCGTCGTCGAGGCTTGCCCAACAGGCTTTTATCCGCCGCGTCAAAGCCGTGCGCGGTGCGATCCTGGTGAGCGGCTGCCTGCGCCCGTTGTGGGCGCGCACCGTCACCCTTGCGATCCTATCTGGCCGCGTTTCCGCACCCGGCTTCGTGCGCGACCCTGCGCCCTTCCTGTCCTGCGAGTTCTTATTCCCTGAATTTGCTTTCATCGCTCCTTTGGACGAGACACGCGCCGACGCGCTGGCCGTGCAGATGGGCTTCCGCAGTCGGCAAGAGGTCATTGCTGCGCGTGGCCGTGATCCGGTGGAAGTGGACGTTGAAATTGCCGCCGACACCTTCGTCACGACGGCACCCTGCGACAACATCATTCCCCTAAACAACGAGGCCGCATAATGAACGAGCATCCCCATCTTTTGATCCGCGAACACGCTGCAAACCTAGTGCGCCGTGACGCATCGCCGAGGCCCTCAAGCTGGAACGCCGAGACGTGCAGCATCGTCTGCACGGTGGCGACCGCAACGCCGGTCGTCCGGCAAGACCAGCGTGGCAGCTTCGATGAAATCCTCGACGTTCGCGGTGCGGACCTCGAAGCCTTCACCGGAGCGCATGTTCTTAACGGCCACGCGCAGGGCGGCGTCGAGGGCGTAATCGGCACCGTGGAGCGGTGGGTCGAAGGCGACCAGCTTCTCGCCGAGGTTCGCTTCTCGTCTCGCCCCGAGGTCGAGGGCATCGTCGGCGACATCGCCGCTGGCATCATCCGTGGCGTGTCGGTCGGCTATGAGGTCGAGCAATGGCAGGACGGCGAAGCGTCCGGCGTCCGCACCCGCACGGCGGTCAAATGGAAGCCCCGCGAGCTTTCCTTCGTTTGCGTCGGAGCCGATCCGAACGCGCGGACGCGCAGCCATGACGGCGGCGGCCGCACCACTATCAACAGGTCAATCCGCGAGCTTGGTGTCCGATGCGGTGTCTCCACCGCCACCATCGACGGGCTGATCGACAACGAAGCAACAATCGAACAGGCGAGAGAAGCCATGCTCAATCACATGACGACCCGGTCCAGCGTGCAAATCCGCACCGACCAGCACACGCTCGACGACCCGCAGGTGCGCGTCCGCGCAATGGGCGAGGCGCTACATGCGCGCAGCAATCCCCGCGCTACGCCGAGCGGACCCGCCCGCGAATTTGTCGGCCAGACCGTGCCGGACATGGCGAGGGAGTGTTGCCGGGCCGCTGGCTTAAGTGTCACCGGCCTTGGTGGTCCGGCGCTGATTGAGAGGGCGCTGCACAGCACGTCCGACTTCCCCTTGATCTTGGCCGACACGACCGGGCGCAGCTTGCGCGATGGATATCATTCCGCACAGGGCGGCATCCGCATGGTGGCCCGCGAGGCAACGGCGAGTGACTTCCGCGCCAAGTCCAAGCTCATGCTCGACAGTGCGGGCATCGGGCTTGAGAAGGTCAACGAGGCGGGCGAGTTCAAGTCCGGCACGATGGCCGAGGCGGGCGAAAGCTACCGGCTCGAAACCTTCGGCAAGATTTTTGGAATTTCGCGGCAAGCCATGGTCAATGATGACGTGGGCGCGCTCACCGATCTGCCGCGCCGTCTTGGCCAAGCCGCAGCCGCCTTCGAGGCCGATCAGCTTGTCGCCCTTCTCGAAGGTCCGGCTGGCGTCGGCCCGACCATGTCGGACACCTATGCGCTATTCAGCACGCAGCACGCCAACTTCCAGGGCACCGGTGCCGCGCCCGACGAAACGACCTTGTCGGCTGGACGGCTGGCCATGCGGAAGCAGACGGGTCCAGGCGGTGCGCTGATCGCGGTCGCGCCGAAATACTTGGTGGTCCCGTCCGAGCTTGAGACGGTCGCGCAGAAGCTCTTGGCAACGATTACGCCGACGACGACCGACGAGGTTTCCCCGTTCTCCAACTTGCAGCTAATCGTGGAGCCGCGTCTTTCCTCGACGACCGGCTGGTATCTCGTCGCCGATCCGGCGCAGGTGGACGGGCTTGAGTATGCCTATCTGGCGTCCGAACCGGGACCGCAGGTCAGCACGCAAACCGGCTTCCGCGTCGATGGCGTCGAGGTAAAGGTCCGGCTCGATTACGGCGCGGGCTTCGTCGATCACCGTGGCTGGTATTACAACGACGGCGCATAGACATGACCGACCTCACGGCCCTTGGCCTCGACACCGATGCAATGCTCCGCGCGCTCTACAAGGCGCGCGCGAGCGGAGCATTGGAGGTCACATACCAAGACGCGGGGCAGATGCGGAGCGTCCGGTATCGCAGCGACAAAGACTTGGCCGCTGCCATCGCAGCAATCGAGGCGAAGGTGGCTGGCGGGTCGAGCATCAACGTGGTTTCAATTCGAAGCGAGAAAGGGTTTCTCTGATGGCTACCAACTACATTCAACCCGGTGACACGATCACCGCAACGGCACCGACCGGCGGCTTGCTGTCCGGCCAAGGTGCCGTCATTGGTGCGATCTTCGGCGTGGCGGCTTTTGACGCCGCGCAAGGCGATCCCGTCGAGCTAGTGACGCGCGGCGTGTTCACGTTGCCCAAGAGTGCTGGCGTGATTGAGGAAGGCGCAGCCGTTTGGTGGGACGATGCCGCCAAGACCGTGGAGAACGCATCCGATACCGACCTATTCCCCATCGGCATTTGTGTCGGTGGCGCTGCCGATGACGATGCAACGTGCGCGGTTCGCCTCGATGGCGTGGCCGTGGCGGCAGCGGCGTAATCTCTTGGGGATAACTTCAATGCGCCAAGGCCGCGACCGGTGTTGGCGTTAGCCTAAACAGACGAAAGCCGCCCGGTGATTTGCACGGCACCGTGGGCGACTCTCTAAGCAAATCAGGACAAGCCGAAATGCCAGACAAAGGTACCTCACCCACTACACGACAGCAAGAGCGGCAGGTGGTTCACCTCGTCGCCACGAACCTCACCGTAGGCGCGAAGCCGAAGCGCACCCGCGCGCCGCGCCGCAAGAGCGTCAAGGCGCTGATCGAGACGGCGAAGCGCACCGGCCTTGCCGTGAAGGCGCTCAAGCCTGACGGCACCGTGGAGATCGGCGAGAAGGTCGAGGTTGAGCAGCCGGAGCACGGCGACAATATCTCGCCGCTAGACGCATGGAGGGCGCGCCATGCGGGTTAAGTTAAAGGGCCTGAATTGGGCGACCAAGCGGCTCGCAGACGGCAGCGTGGTCAGGCACTACTACGCATGGCGTGGCGGTCCACGCTTAGAAGGCCAACCGGGCACACCCGAGTTCATTGCATCGTATGAGCGGGCCTATCGCGAACAGCGCAAGCCTGACGGCGCGGTGTTAAAGAGCATCATCACCGAGTTCATGCGCTCCAAGGCGTTCACCGAAAAACTGCGCGAGCGCACACAGCGCGACTATCAGAAGATCATCTGCAAGATCGAACACAAGTTCGGCGACCTTCCGCTTGCCGCGCTTGAGGACCCGCGTGTCACCCTTGAATTCATCAAGTGGCGGGACGCAATGCCAAGCCCGCGCCAAGCTGACTACGCCTTCACTGTGCTTATGCGGATTATCTCATGGGCGCGCGGGGCAGGGCTGACGAGCTATCGTCCGCCCGAGCAGATTGATCGCCGCTACTACAGCGATCGAAGCGACCTGATATGGGAAGACGCCGCGCACATCGCGCCTTTCATGGCGGCAGCGCAGGAGCCGCTGCAATGGGCGCTGACACTCGCGGCAGAAACCGGCTTGCGGCAGGGCGACATCCTAACACTGCCGTGGTCTGCATATGACCCGACGCCTACAGAGCATAGCCCGTTGGGCTGGATTAGGTGCACGCCGTCCAAGACCGTCACGCATAAATGCCCAAAGGGGCGACGTGTTGCGATCCCCGTCACGCGGCGTCTACGTGCCTTGCTCGACACCATTCCACGCCGGTGCCCGACCATCTTGACCAACAGCTACGGGCGGCCCTGGCAAGGGAACGCCTTCCGCAAGCGGTGGGAGCATATTGCGAAGAAGAAGGCGGGCATTGCCGACCGGACGTTCAACGACCTTCGGGGCACCGCCGTCACACGGCTATCGGAGGCCGGGTGTACACCGCAGGAGATCAGGCCGATCACCGGGCACACCCTGGCGTCGATCCACAAGATACTTGAACGCTATGTCGGCCGCACCGATGCCCTGGCCGGTGGGGCGATTGTCAAGTTGGAGAAGCGCAGGGGGAACGTCGGATGAACGCGTTTTCTCAAACCGATCTCAAACCGCGCGCTAGCGCAGGGGCTAAGTATTGGAGGCCACGCCCGGAATCGAACCGGGGTATACGGATTTGCAGTCCGCTGCGTCACCACTCCGCCACGTGGCCAACCGGGCAGGATTACTACCGTCAATCTCGCGTGTGTCCAGCCTCTCGTGTCAATTGGCCGATACCGGACGCGAGTAATCGGGCATGTTGAGGCTCGGCGTCCCG